GGCGGGTCAAACCGTTTTGGCAGTATCGTAACAGAAACATCATGCGCTCTCGCAACCTTCACGTCATACGACACACGAGAGCGATCGGTGCGCAAGTACCAGTTGCTGGAGCCCCAGGTAGGGTTCCGACTGGTGCTGGCGCACCCCAAGCCCCAATCCCTCCACCACCACCACCTCCCCCACCACGACCCCTGCGTCTTGGACGCATCCCTCTCACTGCCCCACCCCCCCCACCGTTGACCCGTGCAAATGGGCAACCGCCAGCGTTGCTTGCGGCCCTACGGGCGAACATCCAGCGGATGCGTCGCCGTACGGTTGCAGTAGCGCGAGCGGGTATGCCGGGGCGTCCAGTGTTATCGCTAGAAGCTGACGCAGCGGCTTTTGAGCGAAAACAGGTTGTGATTGGACCGACAGTTGATGCAACGTATTTAACCGCTCACCAAGTGAGCTTTCGTGTGGATCCTCAAGCCACCGAAAATACGCATGCTTTGTCGGCCGCTATGCGTAAGTGGGCAAACATTAAAGCTTTCAGGTTCATCTTTGCCGCTCTTCGGCCCAATTCGCTGACATTGGCTTACACTAGCCAACGTGAATTGAACCTGGTTAGTGCTTGTGTTTATGCGCGTACCCACCATCTGGAAGTGCTGCGCCCAATGGTTGAGCCTACCGACATTGCTCGCGCGGGCGTTCCAGTTCCACCACTTGATCCGGCATTCAGGCGTGAGTGTGTCTTCATGCAAGACGTGTTCGCGGCCGGTCAATTGTCTCTACGCACTTTCGTCGAGGAGCAGTACCGCTCACCCACCATGCGCCACGTTGTGTGGGTTGGTCCTTTGTTGAATGGGAAGTTCGGTGACCGGTATCAGGAGGGCGCGTGGTATCGCGACGATTCCAACCGCATACATGCGCGTCCTGATGCTCAATCACCAGAATTCCCTGTTCATGATCCACTCGACTGGATTCGGATTCCTGGCTCTGCGGACAATTTTTGTTGGGCGCCCTTGAAGGTTTATGGGCAAGAGCAAATTGTCCTGTTCAGTCGCTCAGATATGCGACCGCCAGATCCGAATCGACCCCCTGATGTGGGCCTTACTAAGGTCCGCATCGCCCCACCACGCCTGACTCGCGTGCTACATTGGTGGAGCAGCATTCTCCCTCTCCCTTACGCAGCTGTGTTGCTGGCTAAGAGGTTCGGTCGCGAGGAAGTGGTTGACACAATGTTGTATCATAGTCTTCTTGCTTGGTTGCGGCAGCATCGCCTGACTTCCTGGTCAATGGTGAACTATCAGCGGTTCGCCAGTGATGCTTTGCGCAAACAAGCCGCTTTGTTTTGTCAACTGTTCCCCGCACGTGCCTCTAGTGAGCTGGCGCTGCACACCCTGGCAGCTTGGGAAGACGCTTGTTACGAACAAGAAGCTGCCATGGTGCACCTTACGGTACACACTAGTGAGAATGCTCGCGCTGTACGCCGCGCGGCGGTGGCATACGACATGCCGGAGAGCGGCCGAGGTTTGACATGGCAGCAGGCAAGGTGGTTACTGCGCTGCCTTTTGTATGCAATTGTTGCCGTTTTCTTATGGCGTGTGGTGCTGCCGCTATTTAGGTTACCACCATCGTGGCCCTACATTGTGAGTGCTGTTGTGGCTAATTTGTTGCCAAACCACGCAGTCCATGGGGGATTGCGGTATGCTGCGAATGCACTCACTCGTCTCATTCGTCCCTTGGTCCCACTGAACCTCCTGGGTGGCGTTGTCTTTGAAGAGGTTGTGAATTTGATCCCAGGTGGAGCGGTTGTGAACGCTTTGGCAGAGACACGCGTGGGTAGCTATGGAGCAGCAGCATGGCATTTGAGTGGTGCTGCGACCTTTTGGCTACCCATTTGGGCGTGGCCACTAGCATTCATGGCGCGCGTCTACACGCATTGGCGGTGGAACTCGGCGGTTTTGGACCGTTCCCGCCATTCGCGTTGGGTTGATTGGAAGATGGTCATGCATGACGACCAGTTTGTGGCACCTACTGATGTTGATTGCTTCAATGCGGGAGCGACTCCGTTTTCCCCGCTTGATGCGTGGGTGCCAAGGCGCCGCACCGGGCGAGTCACAGCGCCGAAAACCCGGTGTCATCTCTTGCAGTTCGAGAAAGACTTTGGACTCGAGGACGACGTTTCCTTGGCTGGAGGGGATACTTGTTACTTCCTTCCGGTCAATGTGCCGTTGTATGCTGCTAGCAACAACGGTGCTCAGATGGTCCTCGCTGTCGAAGAGCGCATTCTTGCGGCTCACTCGGACTACCCTGGACAACAAGAGATTTTTGCCAAGTTCCGTGAGCATGACCTCGCCAATCTGATGGCACCTCCAGACGCACCCATTGACCCTCGTGACCCTGATCTCGTTCGCGATTGGTTGGAACACTTTGACATGCCCAAGCGCCGCCAGATGACCCAGGTGTTGGCTGAATTTGATCGGCGGCGTCCCACTTTGGCTGATAATTGTGCGCGTGTTACAGAGCTCCGCCTTAAACTGGACGAACACCTTGTCCGTCCTTCGACCAATTTTAAGGCCCGCACAATAGCTTCAGTCGATCCACTCATCCAGGCATGGGCTGGCCCCACCATACGCGAATGCACTCGGCGTCTCCATAATGCGTGGGATGGAGAAGCTGAGTATGTAGTTCATACTTTGCAGTTTGGGAACGTGACCTTTGTTCCGGTGTTTGGCACGGGGCTCACTGACCGCCGGTTGGGTGATTTAGTGAGCACAGTCGACGATCGTGCTGATGGCTCGGTAGTGTGTCTTGTGGTGGGTGATGACTCCGTTGTTGCTGTCAACCACCACGGCCGAGTGTTATTCCTTCAAGGAGACTTCAGCTCATTCGACCAAGCTCAAGGTGAGGAAGTCCTTGAGTGTGAGTACGACATTTTGCTAGGCCTGGGTTGCTCACTTGAAATTGTGGCGTTGCTTCGTCAACTCAGTCGTGCCACCTATGTCGTAAATGCCAAACACGGTCGCATGCGTATTCACAGAAACCATCGGGCGATGCGCGACACCGGTGGTCCAGACACAACATTGGGCAATAGTTGTGTCAACGTATGCATTTGGGCGTTGCTTATTCCCACTCTGTTGCGCTTTGTCACCCGTTATTTTGAGGGTGATCCTGATCCACACCAGCTGGTAGAGAGGTCGCTAGCACTTGGTTTTGGACTCAAGTTGAAAGTTACCACTTCTGTCGACCAAGTTGAGTTTCTCAAAGGCACCTTCTACCGGACGGTTGACCATCATTGGGTGTGGGGTCCTTTGCCTTCC